ACTTTATGCACGGAATAAGGAATAGAGAACCGTTCCAAAGCATCGATCATAGTCGACCATTCTTTCTCATTGAAGAGATTTTCTTGTAATATCCAATGCATGATATAATTTTCAATTTGGTGCGCCGAGTGGGATTCGAACCCACAATCCATTACTGGCGGGAGATTTTTTTGAGCGATCGAGTTATCAATCACTCCGTAGAAGTCTCCTGTGTATACCGTTCCACCATCAGCGCGTGATTTATTTAACTGGGTCTGACCAAGGTCCACCACAAGATTCTGGATTCGCACAATGATACAACCCAGTAGATCTACAAGTCTCGCAGCGTTTGCCTTTGAACACTTCGATTGCTTCGTCTATTGTGATATCGAGTGATTCGGCGTCACCGCAGTTGCCGATCTTATGGAGGGCAGCACCACGCTCAGTGTTGATATTGAACATCCCATAAAGGAAATGCACGTTGTCACGATAGAACTTGTATCGCGCAGCGTTCTTGTCAGCTTCAAGTTCTTTGACCCGAGCACGAAGATTATTGATTTCGGCAGATGCACCATCCACCCATTGCAAAACTACTGGTACGAATGCTTGTGTGGTACCATATTCTATGGCAAATTCAGCCATGAATTTTATGTCACCATCTGAAACCATCATACGTTCTTCCATGACATTCTCCATAATATATTCAACACCCCGTAGCCGGGATTCTGTTCTATCCTAACATTAATCTACGAAGTTTCCTTCGTCCTCGCTACCTTTGCACAGTAGGTCATAGGTGCCACAACCCGTTCCCTCGGCGAGCAGCGTCATAGGGATTAAACTACACGCGATATTTGGTACCGATCACATAACTTGTGGTTTAGCGATTATCCCAGATACAGACATGTAGAACTGTTTGTGTTGCTACGGAGTCGTTGTGGTGAAACGAAGATAAAGTGCTAATAGAGTACCCTCACTGTTACCGCAAGGGATCGACCACGATTGAGAATTGCTAGAGCTCGCGACCTTTCGATAGCTAGGTAGTTTTCAATTCCCGACCTCTTCTCCCACAGAGCGACAATCCCTGCTCTTTGTAGTCCCGAACTTCCTCAGCTTTCGCCGCGTTAGGTCGAGTGTTGAATTTCTTTGCGGAGAGCGTTCTTCAAGATAGCACGAACAGCAGTCCCGTCTTTCTTGTGATAGGTGCTGGAGCTATGAGAACGATCGTTGATTTTGCGGTAGATGGCTTTCATTCTATCTTTCATAATAAGTGGTCCGCCGGATAGGATTCGAACCTACATGTAATCCAGTTAGCTTTCTCTGGTTTCGAAGACCAGCGGCATACCGGCGGATAATTTGGTCCGACTGGAGGAATTCGAATCCCCATTCCAAGCTTCGTAGGCTCGTAGACTAATCCATTGTCTTACAGTCAGCTTTCATTTCTACGCACACTCATGGAATTGAACCATGTTGACCCTGCAGAGTCTATGAGCCACACAACAATGTGCGTAGAAATGAATTGGTGAGGCTGGAAAGAATCGAACTTTCGTGGACCGGGTAAAAGCCGGTTATTCTACCATTGAATTACAACCCCTCATCCTTAACTTTCTCACCGCGACGAACTGCTTTGTTCGTCTTACGATGAGCTCCGGCTTTCCGGAAGAGAGCGAACTTCACAAGGTAATTTCGCTCTCGGATTGGTTTCGGTTTCATATCTTTCTTTCAGTTGGACTGTATTTAGGCGAGTTCCGCTGGTTTTACTTAATTCCGTTCAATGACTTATTATAGCTCGACGTGGAATAAAAGTAAATTCAACTATTATTTCGTTCTTTGAAATATTGTTCCGTGTAGTACTGGAACGTCGCATTTGCCAGAGACGACATTACAGACGTTATCGCCATACAACCAGCAAGTCCAGAATTGCTCAAATATTCGTTGGCGAGCCACCTAAAAGGAGTATCTCCAGTGGAGCCTGTCTTCGCCAATTCATCATACCCAGATAGGATGGATTGCCTATCATATTCTGATAGTCCGGAAACATAGGCATTAAATGTGAGCATAATTAACCTCGATCCCACCAGAGGGGCATACAGCGAACACCGCCGGCGTCCAAACTGGACAATGGATGGGGTTGGTAAAAATATTCCTCGCGAGTGTTTTCGTAATGACCTTCCCAAGAAGGGCCTTTGAGGACGATTGTTCCACCATCTTCTCGCTGAACAGTCGCAACACTTTGGTTGCCTTTAGTACCAGACGCAGATTTGATTTTTACGGTTTTCATGAGTTAATTATACCGCGGATGGAAATTAAAGTAAACTACATACTGTATGGACATTTTTTATCCTCTCGTTCAGTCAATCGTAATTTTGGCAATGGTCCTGATATTCTTTGGATCCATGTTTGTCCGACTGGTTTTCAAGGGGCATCGAATGCCCCAAGATTATTCGCACACCCCAACGGTCACGGTGCTGATGAGTTGTTTCAATGAAGGTGAAGCAGTCTACCAGACTATCAAGACCGTGCTAGAATCCGATTACCCAGCAGACAAACTATTCATTGTCGCAGTAGACGACTGCTCAAAGGATGATAGCTGGGAATGGATGCAGAAAGCCGCTGAAGGTCATGCGAATGTCACCGTCATACGAAATGAAAAGAATTTTGGAAAACCAAAGTCACTCCTCAAAGCATTAGCACTTTCCAACTCTGAATTGATACTGAACATAGATAGCGACGGGGTTCTTCACAAGAGGGCGATAATCGAACTGACCTCATGCTTCATAGATGAGAAAGTTGGGGCTGTTGGTGGCAACGTCATGGTTCGCAATTCAGAGACAAATTGGCTGACGCAGTTGCAGACTCTTCAATACAACACAGCATTTCAAATGTCTAAGGTAACAGAGACTTTCGCGGGCGCAGTCAGTTGTATATCGGGAGCGATCTTCATGATACGCAGGCAGATATATGTTGATATGATACCAGCCATCAAGGGGAGAAATTGGTTAGGGTTTGAAGTCAAAGATGGGGAAGATCGGTTCATGACGAATATCGTCATTAACATGGGCTACACCGCTGTTGTAAATAACAGGGCAAAGGTGTTCACTGATGTACCTGAAAATTTCAAGTCTTTCTTCTCCCAACAGATTAGATGGCGGCGAGGCTTTGTCAGGATGCTCATATGGTCATTGAAATTCAAGAACCTCAGAGATAAGTTAAAGCATACAACACCATTTTCATTCTTCAGATTCTACATGATGTGCCTGTTGATGTTCATGATTCCGGCTATGATATCATGGGTTCTAATCACCCACGGGATTGTTGCCCTGGTTCTGTTCAAACTCCAAGCTGTTATATTGATGATTTGTGTTCATGGGTTGAATTACCTGATCGCGAAGTCCATAGGAAACCCAATACACCTAGGAATTACACCGTTCATCGTAGCACCTTTCTGGATGTTGGTTGATCTAACATTACTCACTGCATTGGCACTTTTAACCCTGACATCTGTGTCATGGGAAACCCGAGTTATAGGAACTGACAAATGATAGATTTCAACAAATTTTTCTCGACGATATACCGTCTGCTGGCTGTCAAATTCTTGATCGTCATATTCATCATAGCAATTGGATATGCATTCCTCGTGTCATTCTTCGTTGTTAGTGATACATGGGCTGTACCGATTGTCCTATCACCAGCTCAGTCGCGGGTGTTATCATTTCAGCCGCAGATAGCAGCCCTCCAAACGAACCTGAATAAGCAACGAATTGAGCTTGCAACGGCACAGGCAACCGTCATTGCATTAGGTGCACAGATAGAGCAGGTTGGAAGTCTAATTGGTAGAGTTGGTAAGTCTATCGCTTCTGAAGCTAACCAACTATCATCTACAGGAAATGCCCTCAGTTCATTAGCTGAAAAGAAGAAGTCTGATATAAAGGCAACTGAAATTTCTGTATCAGATGCGCGCAGTTTGATGTCTAAGGTAGATGAAGAACTCGCTGCTAAGTTGATAACATCTGATCAAGCTGCTCAGCGCAGAATCTCCTTACAGGGCGCGCTGAATAGCTCCACTGACGCAAAAGCTGCTTCGATTCAGCTGGATAGAACAATGGATCAGATGAAACAAGCCGCGAATACTCTAAGAGGCGGTTCTACCTCACTGATCGGTATTACGTCTATCAAGCAGGCTCAGGAACTTAGAGCTCTTATGGCTCAACTTGGGATACAATATACAACGGCTGAGAAAACTGTGCTGCTTCTAACCGAGAGTATCAAAGAGCAGGAGCGTGTGCTGGTTGTTGCGAAGACTTCACCATACTATCGCGCACTGACCAATTCCATTACAGTAGGCTTCGTCCCATATGAAAACATGGATTCAGTGAAAACTGGTATGGACGTGTATGATTGCTACCTGAAAGTGTTCCTATGCTCAAAGGTCGGTGAAGTTGGATCTATATATGAAGCGGAAGAGTATGCTAGTCACCCTCTGTTCAAGACTGACCTTAGAGGGCAATTCATAGAGGTCAGGTTATCTGATCCAGAGTCGGCTCGTTCACAGGTATTCTTCATCGGCTCCAAACCATTATTCTTCTAACATGAAATACCTTCTACTCCTATTCCCATTGATCGCCACAGCAGGTGAAGCAGAACTCGCCTGCAAGATCCAACGTAATCAGGCTGAGGTACAAGCAACTATCCTAGAATCATCCAGAGCATTCGGCTCTGTTGGTCAGGACGCTTCCACCGGCAAAAAGACTGGTGTCATTGGTATCTCTAAGTCATTCGCTGGTGAACGTAGAGCAAGATTGCTGCGTGAAGCTGCTGATCAAAAGTGTATGGCGATCAATGCCAGCCTTGAGCTAGATGAGCTTTCACGCTGGTCTCAGTTGACTATCATACGTTCCGGCGCGGTTGCTGAGCTATCTGAACTAGACAAAGCGATCGCGTTCAGTCAATCACATATCAAATTGTTGGATGCTCAATTAGCAGCTCAGGTCATTACGATCAATCAACATAATGATGCTAGACAAACTCTGGTTGGCTTGGAGATGAAGAGGACAGAACTTCTGAGGACTCTTTCAACAGCTATCCAGCCAGTCCCTAGTGTGAACGCAATGGATCTAGCAAGCTCGGTTGCTATGCATGAAGGCAACGCGGCTGAACTTCTGGCTCAGGCTAGTGCTGAGGGTGGTTGGGACATCGTCATCGCAGGTGGTGCGAGACAAGAATTTGGTGGGAAGGCAGCTGCCTTCGCCACTATCACCGCAACACGTTCATTCGGTCTGGAAGAGTCCAGAATGGCTGCTGTTGAAATCGGTAGAGATACGAAACTACTGGCTGAAACTCAACAGGGTGGTTATGCTCAGGTCATCTCTCGTCAGGCTGACACCGTCTTCAACCTGTTAGTCACAGAGGCTGCTTCTAGCCAGACTATTCAACAGCAGATCGAACACCTGAAACGTGTCAGGACGAATATTCAGGGTGTTGATACAGCTCTTGCTCAGAATACTCTCAGAGGAATCGACCTACAACTACTCACGTTGCAGGCTTCCAGGGCTGGGTCTGCTGCTAGGACAGCAGGATATGCAAATCTGCTAGGATCGCTGAAGTAATCATCTACATTCGACTGTGAGTACAACGCAGTCTTTGATGTACAGACCAGAACCCCAGTCATACATGCCTGGGTGAACTTCCGATGACCAGACGTTCACTTCCATCCCCTGCTTGATATTCCATTCCACAATATCGCCGATATATTCCGGTCGATTAGTCTCTATTGTCAATGACCAGAACCCGAGCCGGGTATCTTCATGGACAAAGTAGCCGCCAAAGTAGAAGCCTTCCTGACTCCTATAATTCGCTATAATTTCCCTGGCGATTGATACGAGCTTTGGTTCAAGATTTGTGTTAGATATCAAATTTGACTCACTATGAAGGGTAATGAGTCAAATTTGACTCATCTATATTTGAACGCTTTGATTAACCTTTTCCTCTTGATCTTGAATGAGTCCGAATCCTTGCCACCGAACAATTCCGCGTTCGCAAAGATTTCAGACCAAGCCGTAAAATACAGATCATCGGCATAAGGCAACCCCCAAGTATCGGATAATTCTTCTCCTCTCTTGGTATGAAAGTCCATGTCATGAAGGATCATATCCGCGAACCGATCGTGACCATGCTCAGCCGCGTAACGCTTAGAACTTTCAAGAGAGTGGTTCGGATAATGTTCCTTGCCACTCTCGTCTAGAATCCTGACATATGGCTTCGAGCAATCATGGTTGAAATGATATGCTCTCAGGTCTTTGACACGATAGGACTTAGCCCATTCCTGAATCCCCGGGTGATCAAACATGGTCTGATCAGCGTAGAGAGTGAGATACCAATAGTTGACAGACTGTCCGTGCTGCAACCATTTTTTGATTAGACCATCCGAAGGTCGTTCGGTCATCAAGGCTTCCATGTTTTGAACTCCTTCAAAGCATGTCGCTCAGTATCTAGAATAGGCTCCGTCGCAAATGCCGTGTGACCATACTCCCAGTCTGGTTCAAAGAACAATTCGGTATCGAAACCGAGTTGATTTACCCTTGCCAGCGCATCCAGTAGCGTATCTCGGCATGCTACTTGGAGCATGACCAGAGATGACGGTTCAGCAGTTGGATATGGGAACTTCTTCCCGGCTTCCAAAGCCGCATGAGCGGATTGAACCATTTGCTGTTGGATCGGAAGGTCCGTCCTCACAAAGACATACACATACGTTTTTTGAGTGATGATCTACATATAACACCTTAGAGTTAACCAAGTCGATTAGAGGCTCGACCATTGCCTTTTCTTATTGCCTGACCTATTCAGGACTTCTACCAAAATCTGGTGCGCCGGACGGGAGTCAAACCCGTGACCATGTGTTTTAGAAGCACTCGCTCTGTCGTTGAGCTACCGGCGCGTGAATTACTTATATCTGGCTATGAAGAACTCTGGGTCGCGATGCTCACCGAAATATCGGTGGAGCTTTGGCTTCTCGCGCAGACGGACAGATATCCTCTCAGCACTGATTTCAATTTCTTCCTTGCTCGGTTCCCATGGAACCTGATTACGCTGAACAATTCCACTGAAGAAAACCTCGTCTTCGTCACGTATCGTGATTTTGAAATTCCGAGTCATCAATTCCTGCGTGAGTTGCTGATACCTTTCATGTAGGAAATTCAACTTGTTGTAGAAGAACTTAACATGACCTGCACCCATACGATAGGTGTCGGGGATGCCAGTGAACTGCTGACCGTTCAGCTTACGGACCGCTGTAGGGATCCTCACCATTTCACGCCATTCGGCGAATAGGTGCTGATCAGACAGATCTTCGACGTCAACGAGATTAATTCTAGTCATAATGATTGGTACCACAGGAGGGACTCGAACCCTCAGAATTCCTGCTTTTGAGGCAGGCGGCTTTGCCAATTTGCCCACTATGGCGTTAGATTTACTTTCAGTTAGGTGACCACTTCTCTGGTACGAACTTATCCCATCCTGGATTCAGTTCATGGAATAGCGGGGAGCCGGCTTTGTCGCGCTCAACCTTTGCTTTCCAGTCAAAGTCGCGGATTGCTTGTTCGCGCTTGGCTAGTTCATTGTCCAGAGCCTCCTGATTTTCCACCATGATCGCGTAACGATCCATCACGAGTTTTGGATGTGTGACGTAGATAAGTTTCATAGATATACTCAACTAAAGAACCGATCGCTAGAGTGATACCAGATGCTGATATGGCAAACAGTAGAGCGACCATAACGTTGATAAAGGTTTCGTTCATATGAGAGTATTATAGCTCATCTCATAATAAAAGTAAACTGGTGCGGATAAGAGGACTCGAACCTCCAGAGACAGCGACCTCAACGCTGCGTGTCTACCAATTTCACCATATCCGCATAATTCCAACATCCAGTAGCCAAACTGACTAGTCACGGCGCATGACTCTGCTGTCTCCTCGTAGAAGGAGGATTAGGAATTGATTGCTTCGGATACTTGTCGTTCTAGTTCGTACTGCATGTTGAGTTGAACTTGGGCACGTATCCAGCGCATGAAGAGGATTGCTTTATCTTCGGCTAGGAATGTCGCACCGACAGTATCCTTTGATGGAATCGGAAATTCCATTCCACATTCTGTAATGTATACGAGGTCGCCAGATTCGAATCGAACGAATCGAACAACCTTGCCGGCGACCATATCTTTGATACTCATGACGAATCCTAAAAAATTAAACTTCATTACACAATTCACTGCATTCGTGTGCTCCTAAGAAGAATCAAACTTCTGTTTATCCCGTACCAAGGGATTGTACTGTCACTGTACGATAAGAGCAAATTAGACTGGGCTTTGACCCAGATCGCTGACCCCTTCCCTGAGGCTTCTCCCTGGCACATGCACTGAACACCAGGGGTCTTGTCGCTTCTCAGTTTAGTCAGACGTGAACCTACTTCACGGCACCCTTTCGGGATTTGGTGTCTCGTGGAGGCTACGACCCTCCGTTTCCTGCGCTGGCGCTGGTGTCCTACCTTAGACGAACGAGACATTATTTTGATATTTTACGACCTCTAACATAGCCTTCTTCAAGGTATTGTTCGAGATATTCCTTGCGAATTTTCTTTGATATGTCGTCTTTCATAACCCAACAAGAACCAAACTGGGAATTTCTATCCCCCAATTGACTTGCTTTATTTGATATCGATATTTTCTTTTTAGTTTGTTCAGAATGCGACTTACCAGAAAATGCGGTTAAACCGGATTTCAGAAAATTGGGACTAACTCCATGTTTCTTAAAGGACGTCGAACCACCTAATCTACCAAGATATTTTCTGAAATCCACACCATACATTTCTGATAATTTCATGTCGGCGACAGATCTTCCAGATTTTGTAGCCTCTACCGTGAAACCACCTTTACCACCTTGACGGATATTGTAGATATCATCACGAGAAAGAAATTCTTCATTGACTATTTCTAATTCTCTACGGTACATTTCAGCCTTGGTAGAACAAAATTCTAAGATTTCTTTCTCAAAATTCTCTTTTCCATGCTGCTTTATAGC